GTCCTTTAAAATCTTTTCTCTTTACACCTGAGGGATCTTTAATTTTACCTGCACAAATTTTGCTGGCGTAGGCGTTCGCATATGCTGAGGGATATACCGAAAATTTTCGCTTGGCTGCGGCCTTACCTCTTGGACAAAGTTTAGTCATCTTTTTTCTTTTTACACATGCATTGTTTAATGCAAAGAATTTTACACAAAACGTTTTTTAAAATTGATCTAATTTTTTCTAACATTATCTTCTCCTTGCTTTTCCAAAACCAGTAAGTTGTTGCGTGCCACTTTTTACAGCTCCACCCATTTTTAATTTTGAAACACCGCCTGCTTTTGCAATCTTACCCATCTTACGATCAAAGTCTGCAATTCTTTCTGCGGCTCTAGCATCACCAGTTTTTAAAGACATACCACCTCTTTTACCTGGCATAGGTTTCTTTTTTATTCCTTTAAGAGCTAGTGCACCAGCACCTGCAACAGCTGCAACTTTACCGGCTTTCTTACCTATTTTTTTTAATAATTTTTTAACCATTATTTTTTACCTTTTTTCTTGTTCATCATAAATTTTCTAAGACCTGCTGGTAATTTAGCCATGCCACCTTTTTTCATTTTTCCAACTCCATCAGCAGCATAAAAAGGAACCATTTTTCCTTCTTTGTTTTTTACCATTTTAAGTTTTCCGCCGTCTTTCATCATAGGTCGTTTCATCATCATGCCACCACCCATTTTTTTAACACGTCCACCTTTTTTATAACCTTTAGGTGATACCTGTTTATTGTATAGTCTGTTTACCATTATTTTCCTCCTCTAAATATTTGTGTACCCTTTATACCAAAAATGCTTGCCACTACAAGAATCCACAAATTTGTGAACCATTTAGGGAGATTAGAAAAATATTCAAAGAATAATTCTATCTTTTGCATTGCAGCCGGGTCATCGCTGATTACTGCCCAAGCGAGAACTATAATAGGGATTGACAATAGGATCAAGACAAATTCATCTTTCCAATCATTTTGTCTGGCCTCTAATAATTTACCCTGGTAAGCCTCCTCACCGCGGGCCATACGCTCTGCGTGCATTAATCTTGCATTAGACATCGCCTCTTTAGTTCTTTGTCTGTTAGCATAAAGCTTACCACCCGTAGAAATTGCTAGTTTTATTGCTGATAACCACATTATTTTTTACCTTTTTCTTTTATGCCTGCTCTATTTAGAGCAATAGCTATTGCTTGTTTACGATTTTTAACCTTTTTATCTGATTTTCCAATATTTAATTTACCCTTTTTAAACTCTCTCATGACCTTTGCTACTTTTTTCTGCTTTTTCTTGCTCATTTTTACTCTTTACTGCTAATAATTGAAATACTATCGGGTGCTTGCTCGGGTGAAGGTATTGTTTTGCTTAAAATTGTTTTTTGAATAGACGTGTTTGCCCTTAATTTAGACAATTCTTCGTTTTGTTCTAGTCTATCTTCAACATTCATCTGATTCATCATCGCTCTCATCTTATCAAGGTTAAGTTTTTCTTCTCCCTCTTTGCGTTTTCTCTCATCATCACGTGCTCTAAGGTCTAATTCTCTAGATCTTAGTTTTGCAATAGGATCATTGTCAAATTGTGAGGTAATTTTCTTCTCTTCCTTCATAAATTCGTCCATCATCTCTGCAATCAACACCGCTTTTCTAGATTCTATTTTTTCTGTCAGCATTTTAACTTGAATTTGCATCTCAGGATTAATCATCGCTTGTTGATTTTGTTGCATCATCATTAATTCTTGTAATTCAGTTTTAAATTCTAGCTGAATTTGTTCTTGAGCCATGATTGAAATGTGCTCGAGTATATTTTTCTCTAAGGCAGCCATAACAATAGGTGCATTTCTTGCCATGTTGGTTGCCATAAAATTTAAATGCGAAGTGATATGGGCTCTGTGATCTTGGCCCGGGAACGCTTGAAATGGCACGGCACCGATTGCATCGATGTGTTCTAACGCTGGATCTTTTGGAACAGGGATTGTTGGTGGTTTTAAAATGGCATCAATGTTTTTTACACCCAGTGCTTCATACATGTGTCGGTAAACTTGATACATGTTGTGTATATTAGGATTAGATTGTGCCAGTTGCATCTCCGTTTGCGCAAGGGAGATACGCTGTGTTTGTGAAAAAATGTTCGGATCTGCAACTGGCAGGATATCAACCCTGTCATCAAAGTCAGCTTGCTTGATAACGCGTTGCCCACCTACCACATCATAGGGGTATTCTGCCGGTAGGTAAAGTTTGAAAACTCTTGCTAATAAATTAAATTCTACTTTGAGTGATGCATACAATCTTTTGTGGATCGCCGACATAACACGGCTCCCTCTTTCTAAGAGCGCCACGGTCGTGCCCACAGCTGCTCCTTGATTCCCATCACCCACTTGCAAGTCTGCTATAGAAGCGAAGCGTTGACCTGCTTGTACTACGACCCCCATTAAATTCAATAATGTCTGAGATGGTTCCTTAAATGGTAACATCATGAATGAATCTTTAATATTGCCACCTGGTGCATCTACATCTCTAAATTCTCCTGGTTGTATCGCTTGTGCATCGTCACGTATTCTGATGCCTCGTTGTTTAAAACCTGCTGGTAAGTTTGATAATGTTCCAGCATCTAATAATTGTCGTAACGCAGCGGTGGCTGTTCTTGATAATCCACCGATCATATGTATTAAACCAAAACCATAAAACCCTAATCCTGGTAAAAATTTAAAATGTACAAAGTAAGATATTCTCCTTTTCTTAACATCACCAATTTCAAAGTTTCTTCGAATGGATAAGACTTGTCCAGATGATTCTTCAACGGTTACAATGTAAGGTATTTTAATTCCTGTTGGCTCTCCCTCAGGGCTGACATCTTCAAACCCTTCAAGATCGAGTTCTGTGTGAACTTCTAATAAAGTAAACACTCCGCCATCTTTTGTTTTTTTCTCTCCTGAAAGTTCTCTTTCTTTTTTCTCCGACTCTGTTTCATTAACTGGTCCTGGTGTTAGATCAATGTCTCTGTAAAAACCATTTACTTGTTGTTTTCGTAAATCATTTTCCGACATACGCACAACATGGATAATGGACTCTGCATCTTCTAAGGAAGTTGCAGAATAAGGAACCACTAAATCATCGGCAGGAACAAATTTAGAAACGGCTTGTCCTTCAACTTCATCGTAGTAAACTTTTTTAAACGCTGACCCTGCAAGTGGTAAATAAAATAATAACTGATCAAAGTCAGGTTCGTAGTCGGTAATGTTATTCATGATTTCATAGTTCATGAAATCTTTCACACGTCTTGCCTGCTGCTCTTTTGCTGGATCCTGTATACCTAAAATTTGTGTTCGCACAGGACCATCGGCAGGTAATAATTCTTTGTACGCCAAAGCCTGAAACTGGGTCACGGCTTCTGCTAAGACAGGGTGGGTTGCACCTGACGCACCTCTAAAAGGTTCGCTTCTCGAGTCGTATTTAAATCCTAATAAATCGAGTCCGCTGGTATAAGACTTCTCCCATTCTTTTCTCGACATTTTATAATCACGATAATTACTCATCAACTCTGATGATAATCTTCCTAACACATCATCGGGTAAAAGTTCTGCAAGGTTTGCGAAATGTCCCGAGTCTTGTCCGGGGTTCATGGCACTTGGTTCAAAGTTAATGTCTACACTGCCATCTTCATTCTGTTGAACGTCAACGGGCGGTGGACCTTCGAGCTCGGCTTGTTGTTGCTCGGTTGCCTCAACAATCTCTTGTTCAGGATCAAGATTTATTTCTTGTCTTACGTTTGGTAATGCTTTGTCTATTTCTGCCATATAGTTTCCCTAATCTTTTCGTTGTATTCTTTTTTTTGATAATATTCAAGCCTTGTGGATTAGGCCCTCGTAGAGGCGGCGGTCCTGACTTCTTACCTATCATCAGTAATATGTTCTCCTTTGTTGAGGTAAGGGTTCATCCAAATAATCCTCAGGATGACCAATAAATCCTCCTTGTCTAAACCTCATGACCGCTTGCGTTGTGGAGTCGACTAAATCGTCGTGATCTCCATACGGAAACGCTGCACATTCCTCAATTACCTCTTGTGCAAACTCTTTGTGAGTGGGCGCCCATATGCATCCACTTTCAAATAGAGGTGCAACTGAGTTAACTCTTGTATGCTTATCATTCCCTTTACTCGGTGTAAAGTTTAAAACAGGGATACCCATCTTACGTAATTCGTAAGTGAGCGGGAGCCCTGATGCTTTGGCCTCGACCAAAACTGTTTCAGGTTGCCAGTAATCGTATTGTTCTTTAGCCACGCGCCGTAGTTCAGGGAACTCGAAACGATCTTTGACTGCATCAACGAGCAAGAGCTGTGGACCACTGTCCTCATTTTCTTGGAACACGCCCCACGTGGTAATCGCAGAATAGTCAGCTGTTTCTTTTTTCATAAACGCGGTGTCGTAACTTTGTATGACATGTTGCAAGGGTGGAAGTTCTTCTTGATCCCAATCGCTCCACCACTCTCGTTTAAGAATTGCACCTTCTTCAGAAGTTGGGTTTTGCATCCACTGTGCATTCCATTTTGATAAAGGTAACGATGCTTTTTGTTTTTCTAATTCATCAATCTTCCAATACTCTGGCCAACACGGATCCCCCGATGGCATGATCGCAGGAAACTCAACCACTTCCCATTGATCGGCTTTTGCTTCTCCTTGAGCCCTGATCAGTGCTCCAGTTAAATCTTTTGTATTCCACCTGGTCATCACAACCACGATCGATCCACCGGGTTGCAAACGTTGACGTGGGCCTGAGGTGTACCACTCGTACGCTCGCTCTAAAGCTTGTAAGTTTAATGCATCTTGTTCCGAGTGTGGGTCATCAATGATCAAGAGATCCGCACCACGGCCTGTAATCGCACCGCCAACACCCGCTGCAAAGTATTCACCGCCTTGTGCCGTTTCCCAACGTCCTGCTGCTTGTGAATCTTCGCGCAGTCTCGTGGTAAAAATTTGTTGATACTCGGCAGAATCTAAAAGTGATTTTGCTTTACGACCAAACCTGACGGCAAGTTCTGCGGTGTGTGTTGTTTGAATAATCTTGAGTTTTGGATTACGGCCCACCATCCACGCCGGAAGAATGTAAGATGCAAACTCAGACTTTGTGTGTCGTGGTGGCATGTTCACGATTAAACGTTTAATTTTTCCTGAAGCGAGGTCATTGAATTTTTGTGCAATAATTTTATGATGATGGCCCTCGACAAAATCAGGCCAGATATGTTTGACAAAGGACAAGAAATCACTGCGCATTTTACTTTCTTTTTTCTTCTTCTCGTTCAATAAATATATTTTATAGAACTTATCTCTAATGTCCGGTGGTAATTTTTTTATTTTATTTAAGTCTACTTTCATTTGAAAAAAAATTTTGTAAAATTTTTAGCCGAATATTTTCAAAACTTCAAAACGTTTTTAGCACCATTAACCATACAAATCCAACATTATATACACATATTAGGATCCCTTTCTGTATTTAGGGGTATTGATCAAAGAAAAATCTTCGATTTTACTTTGTTGTTTAGCATCCTTTTTTTGTGCCAGATACGCGCGAAAAAAAACGCGCCCCACGGATAGCGGGGCGCGTCAGGTTTTTTTATTTAGAGTATTTAGCGACAGCTTTGGCAAACGTAATGCTGTCAAATCGTGAATTGTTTTTTGTGTAGAAATTTCGAAGACCACCGTCAAAAATTCTAAAGGCAGTTTCCAAATGTCCTTGAGACATCATTCGGTATGCGTTGCCGTGAATTTTTG